TTTTAGGCGTTCCCACCCAAGACTGAATAGCCCGGTAAGTCATAGGCCCGGCCACACCATCCACGCGCGCCTCATAGAAGCGTTGCTCCTGAAGCCATGTCTGCCACTGTTTCCATGTAGCCCTATCTTCACGCCCGGAAACCTTCAGCGTGGACACAGCGGCGTTGCCGTTTAGGTAGGGTGTGGGATCCACATCGGTTCCCCAGTTGGCACGCTTCCGAACCTCGAAGTGGAGATGAACCCCAGTGCTCGCACCCGTAGTCCCCGAAAGGTAAATGAAAGTCCCAGCCTCCACCCGTTCACCAACGCGGAGCTCAGTCTTGTGAGCCCCATGATAGTAAGCAGTGTGAACTTCACCATGATCTATGAGCACAGTGTGACCGCCACCCTTCGGACTCCAACCAACATGAGCCACAATCCCTGGTGCAGCGGAAGTCACTGGGAAAGTGCCGGCTATGTCTAGTCCCCGATGTTTGACTTGCTTTCCTGAAATCGGGTGTTTCCGGATTCCGTAACGCCCATTCGGATTGACAGTGAACCCGTCAGGCCAAGGCTTAGACAGCCTCATCAGACACCTCGGGAGCAACAAACACATCAGCTACAGGGTCGTAACCATAACCAACCCCAGGATAGACACCCCGAAAGTTTGCGTTGTAGGAGCATTGAATAAAGTTTTCTGCCACAAGGTCGTAAAGGTTAGCTAGGAACGCTTGCCCGAGCGCTTCCTGCTCCACACCGTTCTCATCAGTAATCACCGGATTAGCCAAAACAAGAACATTCTGAACCACACCGTCAACCACATAAGCGTAATGAGCCATCAGATTTTCACTCTCACAATCACAACACCAGAAGAACCAGCACCGCCGGCGCGAGTGTTACCGGAAGAGTTGCCTCCACCACCACCACCAGAGCCCCTGTTAGCTGGATCAGCGGCAGAGCCCACCGCGCCTTGACCACCAGCGCCACCGATAGACGAACCACCAGCGCCACCAGTAGTCCTACCGGCACCACCACCACCCCCAGCGTAGAAAAGACTTGTGCCAGTAATTGTGGAGGCTAAACCTGCGCCACCAGCCCCACCAGCGCCACTGGCAGCGTTAGCACCTACAGCACCAGCACCCCCACCACCGCCACCGGCTCTGTTGGCGAGAGTAGAAGAGCCAAAATTGTTGCCCCCATTCTTGCCTTGTATCGCAAGCAAAGAAACCGAACCGCTCCGCGCATCACTACCGTCAGTCCCTGCACCACCACCAGAACCACCAGGAGAAGCATAACCACCAGCCGCACCGCCAGGGCCGCCCTGCCCACCACCAGGAGCGCCAATCGTACCAAACGAACTACCCAAACCAGTCGTGCCAAACACACCAGCGGCACCACCAGCACCACCAGCGCCCACAGTGACCGTCACAGTACCGGCAGAAACAAACGCTGTACCAATTGGCAAGAAACCGCCGGCACCACCACCACCACCAGCCTGGTCAATCCCAGCACCACCACCACCAGCACCACCACCAACAAGCAACAACTCAACAACACCGGCATCACTGAAAGTGATTGAACCACTCCCAGTGTAAGAATATGTGATGAAAGTATCCGGCCCAGAAACCACTGTCCCCAAAGTTGGTGTGCCACCAGTCGCAGACACCACAGCCGGAGCCGACTGACCAGCAAACGCAGTCCACGCCGTACCGTTATAGAACTGCACCGCATTAGTGTCAGACAGGTAGGAGAACTGGCCTTCCACCGGAGCCGTGATCGCTGAACCACGCGCAGCAGTCCCAGCGAACACCAACATCCCCTGGAGAAGGTAGTCGTTTATTAGGTCTTCGGTCAAAATTTCACCGGCGATAAACTCGCGATAACCACCTGCTGGCATTAGAAAATCCCCCAACTCGTACCGTTATAGAAACGAAGCTGGTCATCCGACTTCGTGAACGCAAACATCCCCTCAGAAGGTGCAGTGATCGCAGCATCCCGAGCCGCAGCATCATCGAACACCATAATCATTTGCTCCATCATGAATCCCATAACTTCAGAGGCCAAAAGTACCTGGTTGTTAGAAAACACCTTGAAACCTGCACCAGCCAAAACAAAGCCTCCTAGAAACCAAGAACGCCCGGAGCGCCCACACCTATTGTACCGAACTCGGCGTCCCCGATAACGAACAAGGATGTCTGCAACGACCCCAACCCGAACGTCACCTGATGGCTCCCAGGCGACACGTCATGCGCGATCTGAATAATCTGCCCGTACCGTTCCACCTTCGCCCCCACCGGAGGATTACCCGGTGTGAGTTTCACCTGAGCAACATCACCAATCTCCAACGCAAACACTTCAGCGCGTTGCAACACGGAAATCTTGTCAATGTCCACACGGATCGCCTGAAACCGTAACTGTGGCTCAGAGAACCTCGAGAGCAACAAATCTGCTAAACCCTGCACCTCATCCGCATCATCAATGAGAGTGTCCACCGTCAACTCTGCAATCCCATAACGGGTTTGCGACAACGCCCCATTAGCCACAGCCGTAGACCCTGGGCTCGTCACCGTAATCGAGTTATACAGTTGCTCGGTACCGTAATCTAGTGCCGCCGGTGCAAACGGAATCCCAGTCCCATCATCCGCAAACACAGTCACGTTATCCACCGTTGGCGTGGTCAGCCGGTCAACAAACGCAACCCGCCCCGACTTATCAATAAACAACAGTCCACCCTCAGACTGCTCCACCTTCTGCAAATAGGAGAGCACGTTACCGTCAAACACGTCAGCACCAAGGTCACTGTTGCCGGCATCGATGACACGATCTGCAACCGGCCAATCCACTGAAGGTTGCGACAACACTGCCTCAACGCGGGCACCAGTCAACTGTGCCACCGCAGTCCCCGGAGTCAACTCCTGTTGTGCAAGAAACGTGAAACCATCCGCAGCCTCCAACGAAGCAGACTGCCGACCATTCGGCTCGAAATCAAAATTCCAGTCAAGAATCTTCCCCACATACTGAACCGCCGTACCGTTAGCCAACACACGCACATCACGGCGAGGCACAATATCCCCGTAAAAAGGTGAACTCGTATAAAGAGGGTCGAACGCACGATCCTCATTATTCACCGTCACCGACAAAGTGCCAGCATTGAACCTGTCAAGGTCACGGTTCTTGCCCCGCGACAACGACAACCCCGTCACCCTCGAAGTGATGTCAGTGAATGAAATTCCACCAACAGTGAACTCAGTGTTGCCGATAACACCAGCCACCGCATCATCCAACGTGAACGCTTTAGAGAGCCCCAGCTCAACCGTTACCGACACGGGTTACGCCTTCGCAAACACTGGGCCAGAAGTACGCTCATACCGTTTGATCGCGTTGACAATCTGCTCACCAACCTGAGCCCCATTAGTGCCCATACCCGCCGTCACATTGATTGTGATGTTCGTGCCACCACCGCCTAGCCGGTCATTCGGCACAATGTTTCCGCCGCGACCCGGCATGAAAACCTCCGGCCCCTGCTCACCAACTAGGTACGGCATACCACCTGTCACACGCCCACCCTGAGCCCGCTCACCAAAGTTAGGCAAACTCACCCCCGCGGGAGTCTTCCTAGACAGTTGGTCGAAGAATTGTTTAGCACGTTCATAAGCACCCCTGAACGCATCCGCAATACGGCCCAAACCGTCAGACAAAGCACCAAGACCCGGAACCAAGTTTTCTGAGCTAATACCCAAGTTTTCCAAACTCTCAGTGGTAGCCACAGTGATGAAGTTCCAATCCGTGAACATCCCAGCAACTCCACCAATCACATCGCCTAAGAAGGTGACGAAACTAATCAGTGGCGGCAACAGCTGAAGCAACAACGGGATGACCTGCTCAGCCAACTGAACCATCAACGGAAGCAACTTGATAAGGTCGGGCAGGAGTTTCGCAAACCCGACAATCATTTGCTCCAAGAATCCCAGGAACGCCTCATTCTTGCTTAGCTTCTCAATGTTTATCAAGAACCCTTCCAGCAGCGTATTCTCCTCGCTAATGTTGAAAGCCTTACGAATGGCAATGCCAACCTGCTCGAACGCCGGCTGAAGGGCTGAAAATGTAGTCCCGATGTCCCTGAGCAAAGTCGGAAACTTTACTTCAAAAAACTCTGTCAAAGGTGGCACAACGTTGGTCAGGAAATACTCGACAAACCCCTGGAACGAAGGCAACAAGGCAATACCAATTGTTTCCTTTATCTGCTCCAACCCCAACCGGAATCGATCCGAATACAGTGCGCCCGCCTCAGCCGCCCCACCATATTGTGACTCCACCTCCGTCAAAATCAAAGCCTGAGCATCGAGCAAGCGGTTCGACTGAACCAAAGTCTTAATCTGCTCCTGCTGTTGCGCCGTAAACGTAGTGCCACCCTTACGCAACGCAGTAATACCCCGAATCGGGTCTTCCAACGCCTTACCCAAAGCAATCGCCTGACCGGAAGCATCACGTTTCAACACCATCGCCATGTCAAACGCGGCCTTCGTAGCCCGGTCAAAACTCCCACCAGCCTCACCAGCCGAAGCACCCAAAGCCTTGAACGACAACAGTTGCGCCTGAACACTCTTCACAACCTCAGCATCAACACCAAGACGCAATTCCTGAGCATCCGCAAACTTGATAAGCCTGTTAGTGACAGAATCTAGTTCCCCACCAAACTGACCCGTAGTTTTCGCCACCTGCTTCAACACAGCATTCGACTGCAAAACCTCTTGACCCATACGGATCGTTTCCGCAGCGAAGTTCCCGATAGCCCTAACAGCGAACGCACCCGCAACAATGGCACCAAACCCAGCCACAGCCTTACCGAACCCGCCGAGAGCTGTCTGAGCCTGCTTGATACCAGTCGGGTCAAACTTAGACACCACCGGGATATTGATTGAACCGCTCACGAAATCCTCCTGTTGACTAACGCCACATACTTCTCAATAATGTTTCGCGCAATCGCCACAGCCGGCCCCGCCTCACCCTTAGCCTGCGGAATCAAGAAACGACCCAACCCGCTCATCATCGGTGCCGCAGCATTCAACGCCCGAATCATCCCGCGCCCCTGCGAAGTAGACCCAGAACTCTTAGACCCAGCCAACTCCAAAATCTCAAAACCAGCAGCCTTACCCCGTGAACGAAACGCCATAGACACCACAGGAAAGAACCCAGGCTTCTTCGCCCGCTTACCCAAAGGCGTCTGAGTCCGACCAGAAACCCCAGCCCACCGCCACCGGCTACCAGTCGGAGCATTAGCAAACCCAGACAACGGGGAAGCTTTCGGAACCCCACCAGCCAAACGGGTCACAATGGGTTTCAGATCGTCACGCATCTCCTTTTGGAGCGCCTTACGCAACCCAGGGTCAACATTCCGCAACTCAGCCAAAAGCACCTTCAAATCGGAGGCTTTGACAGTGAACTGAGCGGGCATACCCCTATTCTACCGCCGGCCCCGCTTACCACTCTGGGCCTGAGCACGCGCAATCAGATAGCGTTCGATAGTCCACAACATTCGAGGCTCAAGCTTCAACAACTCGAGGGGACTAATCCCCGTTTCACAAGCTAGGGCCGCAATCTCCCAGTGAAGGCTCGATTCACCGAGCCCCTTTATTTTTTTGTGGGAGCCTCAGCAACCATCGAAACAGACTCAACCCACTTCTCAAAGTCATCGGCAGCCTGGCCGGTGCGCTTCAGAGCGTGCCACGCCAAAAAGAACATATGCGTCAAACGCACTTCATCCCCCAGGCGGGCAACACTCAAATCGAAGCGTGCCTCAAACGCGATAAGGTCAGCTGCAATCGCTGAACACTCAACCGTGGTTTCGTCAATGTAGGTTACTCGTAGGTTTATTGGATTCATACTTAGACAGTACTCCTAGTGACCGTTCCCGAGCTCAATGGCCACGAGGTGCTGAACGTGGCTAGATCCCCGACACTGGAAGCCAATGGGCTGTACTCAGTGACCAAAAACACTCCCGAATAAGACGGGTTGCTCGAAGTAACAGCAGAACCGTTAGGGACAACGGTGACAGTTGCGCCAGTTCCCAAAAGCGGGAAAATGACAGCATCCACGCCACCCGAAGCAGCGAAGTCCTGGTGCCAGTCAAGTGTGACCGAAGCATCCTTCAAGCCCGAAATTCTTTGGACAAAAGTGTCCGAAAATGCCGTAACTTCCTGCTCTGCCGCACTCAGGTCAAATGTGACTGCAGCAATGTCGGAACTGAAATTAGTCCCGTTGATTGTGATGTTGTAGTTAGTAGCGACAAACTTTGCCACAGTTTTCTCCTTATAGTGCGAACACGGTCACGGCAAAATCTGCCGAAAGGTAAGTTATATCTCCAATTGTAACGGAGGTGATGTTAGTCATCTCAGAAACCCTCGTGTCAAAAGCGTTACCACCCAGAGTGCGATCTATCTCAATGGCCGTCTTAAGTGAACCCGACCCGGTACTAATCAAAGCGTCAAGGTTCTTCTGCGCCTGCACTGTCGCAAGCCGCCCGAAAATCACTGTCACCACGAAACTGTATTCACTCAACCCTTTAGCGAACGCACTGTTATAGGTCACTGAGCCGAGTTGCACGACAGCTGCGGGCATCATCGGATCGTCAGGAATCTCCGCATAAGTGCGAAGGCCCGTAATCGTGCCCATGTTTGTTGCGAGGCCAGCCCGCATCAGGCTAATGCTCACGCGAAACGAATCTTCCTGTAAGGCTGAATCAGCCGTTCCACGTCAGGGTCAAGCCTGCCAACCCGAACCACACCCATATCCGAGAACCCGAGCACACCCGTAGGAGACTCATACCGCTTATACGCCCGCAGGGAGGAAAGAAT